AGAATATTCGATAACAATACAAACAATCGGCTGCTGTTGGTTCTAAACTAGAATAGTAATGATCTGCTATTGATGTTAATGCAGCATTTCCAGTTGAACCAAAACCACCAGAACCAATAACGGTATTAGGAAACATTTCTTGATAACGTCCATGAATAATATGAGTTCTATTAAAATTACCAGAATCGATAGTTGAAATAGGAAATGGAATAAAACCAGGGGATGTTAAAATCGAAGCAGTTAATTGTTCATCAGTAAAGGGAACGCTACTTACAATAGTTTGAGTTATTAGACCATCATTGTTTGGATCAAACGCTTTTTTCCAAAAGATTCTATCAGTTGCTCCCTCTTGTTCAAAAGAACGTCTAAATCCTACTGTCAAAGAATCTTGTACGTAACCACTCAGATCTAATTTCATTTCTTGAACATAAGTTTGAGTACCAATTTTTCTAGTATCTGTTGCTTGCAATACCCACTCTGCAGTTTCAGCATTATCAGAAACAATGCTAAACCATGGAAATTCAGCAATTAATATCCTATCCATATTATTTTCCTCCTTTCTTTTGTTTTTTGGGCTTTGGTTTCTTAGGTTTTGGTAATAACCTTAGTTTATCCAGCAGTTCTTTCATTTCTTAGACCTCTTGAATGCTTTAGACATAGCTGCTAAATCTAGTCTTCCTTTTTTTGGTCCTCTTTTGAACTTGATGTGGTTAGTTCTGTTCTTAATGTAACGTTGCCATTGCGATAGTTTACGTCTAGTCTTCTTAGCCGTTGTTTTAACTTCCGCAACGGTCTCAACAACAGAAGCAGTAGCGCGCTCAGCATCGCCAAGTAATGCTCTAAGTTCATTTAGAGTTCCCTCAATCTTAACCAAGGTATCAACCTCAGTTGTCGCTTGCGGTCGATTGTATTGCAATAGCCATCCAGTCTTTGCTTGATAATTTAGCAACTCTGCATCGAATTCTAGCAGTGACGTTGATTAGATCTGTAGTGAGTGCGTCACCATTGCTAACTGCCAAGTATAGTGAATCATTGACAACCATAAATGCTTCAGACAAATTAGCAGGGCCAAAGTTGTCAGGGTAAAAATCGCTTGAAGAAGTTAGTACGTTGTTGGTAAAGTCTACGTTAATTTGACCGGAACTTACCAGTGATTGATTGTCTGCTCTAAGCAAAGCGGTTCCAGGGTTTAGATCGCTAAGTTGTGAAGTTACTGCTGTGTCTGAAGCAACTGCTCCTGCCATTCTTCCAGCGAAGTCAGTGCCTACTTGGTAAATGAAATCTACGGACTCAATAGCAATTGCTTGAGAAGTAGCTACATTAACATAAGCACCCAAGTCAATTACTCCTTGAATGATCGTGCCTGCTGCTGTTGCGTTCGGTATTGTTACGGTTTCTGTAAGGTAAAAACTACCTGTTTTTGATGTCGCCATACTTACTTGGGGCTGCCGACCGCCTATAAACATCACTTCTATCTTCTAATCGGTGACTGGACGCGGCTCGTACTTATTTACCACCTCTCCCCCACCACCACCCGTTCCTAACTAGCCATACTATTTTACTTTGTAAGTCAAATTAAATCGGAGTATATATATACGAATTCCTTCTGAGATAATACCATGGAACAAGCAGAAGCGAAGTTTTGGGCAGCATATAGGTTGGTACACAAGAAAATAAAGGCATCTAAATCAGAAGAATTGGCAATGCTAGCCACTATTTTAATCATGCAACATTTGGAGTTGAAGCAATGAAACAACATGTTTGCATAAATTGTGGAATAGATTGGGAAGATGATGGTCCTTTAGTGTTTTTTTGCTGGGTTTGTGGGAGTGTTTTAGCATGAAGCGTCATAAAATGGTTAATCTATGTCCAACTTCGTTTGAGATTGCTTCACAATTACCTAACTTTAGTAAATGGGTTAGATCTAAGCTGATAGAGCTAGACGAACGTAATACTTTCAAGGTTGAATATCACATGTGGTGTCCAGACCATCCAGCGTACGTTAGAAAGTCTGAGGTTGTACCGCGCTTTGGTGTTCACTGCACAACGTGTAACCTTCAGATGGAAGGGAAGTGGGTTCAGGCATGATGTGCCAATGCGCGATATGCGGTTTTATTGGTGAAGTCTTTGACTATCATCTCTGGAGAACTACTGATAGACGTTATCCGCAATTGTGGATATGTGATATTTGTTACGTAGATCTAAATAATTCTTGAACTGCCTAAAGCAGTGCGTTCATACTCTGCTATCTCTGGTGTGTAATCTAAGCCAACACTTGGTCCTGAACCAAACGTACCCTTTGCTCCAGCCTCACCTACTCGATACCCTAGACGTGCGCCAAGATAAATTGGTGTAACTACTTTAGGAGCGTACCTAAATAAGATAGACAAAGGTCCTTCTACAGGTGGAGTTTTTTGATTAGCTAACCATTCGTAAACTTCTCTTGCTGCATCACGTAGTTCAGACATCTAATCAAACCTGGTTAGCAAGTTCGTATGATCTCTTTAGTCGCATCATGTATTCTAGGTCTGGTTCTTCTACAGTGAAAGCATCTAGTATAACTCGCTTAGGCGGTAAAGAAATAGTGCTGATGCCAGTTCCTTCGGTTGATGGTGCTGGAACATAGAATATTCGATAACAATACAAACAATCGGCTGCTGTTGGTTCTAAACTAGAATAGTAATGATCTGCTATTGATGTTAATGCAGCATTTCCAGTTGAACCAAAACCACCAGAACCAATAACGGTATT